CCTGAACCTTCTGTTTTTTTCTAGTCTGTCGGCCTTGTTTCCTGTTTCATACGCTCGCCATCTAGCCCGATTATACTCCGCATTATTTTTCGCCCATTCAGAATTCTTTCTGCGGCACTCCTCTTTGTTTGCATGATAATGCGCCCTCGTTGACTCTCGGCGGCAAACTTTACACGCCGAGGTCAACTTAGACTTTAATCTACTATCAACCGCAAAAGCAGAAAACGCTTTTTCTTCTCCACATTTCGAGCACTTCATCATGCCCGATAGCTCGAGAACTGCATTTCTTTCTGCGTTTTTACGAACTCCACTCATCGCGGTTGCGTTAACCAGACTTGTAGTTCAGCGCCGTTGGTATAAGAGTTAGCAACAACCCGCATCGCCCTCAAGCCTTTACTTGCTAATGCAGAGGAAGACGCGGCGGTTTGGTTGGTAAAGTTACCATCGTTCAACCATGCGAAATCTGATTGGTCGGAGACAGCAAAAGCACCTGTCCCCGCTTCTAATACGTTCTGAACCGTAGTCTCGATGTCGAAGTTAATCGTGCCGGTGACCTCGACCTGAGCTGTGACAGCCTCAGAAGCGTAGTGGTCAAGCGCGATCATCTTTGACGCAAACTCGTCCACCCAGCCAATGTCAAACGTATCCGCCCCAATCGTAGCCGATGGGGTGGCAGAGGTTAGGGTTAACCAGTATTTAGCAGATTCAACCGTTGCCGATCCCGCAGGGCCGGTTACAGTTTCAGACTGTACGCGTCCGTCTGCATCTGTCCCGACTAAAGCCACTGTTTTACCAGAATGGTCGTTAGCCGAGTCGTTGCGAATACTGACTTGATGCGCAAGGGAGTCCCCTGAATCATTCGCAGTCAGCGTAAACGCAGCGCCGGTTACATTAGAAGCGAAGCCGGTCAGACTTGCATCAGCAGGATCGAAGTCTAATTGTTTAGCTTTCATATCCTACTCCTTATGTAATGGTGATGCCCGTAACAACGGTGCATTGACCATAGGCAAACCAGTTTGTACCGTTAGTCTCAATTGTTACCCAGTCACCCACTACTGCGGCAGAGGCTACAAAGTTAACAAAGGTTGCGCCGGAGGCTTCAAAGTCTGCCGGTGATGTTTGGCCGGTAGAAGTATTAATGCTTCCTAATACGATATTTGTATCAGCCGACGCTTTCTCGGTGATGATATAAGCCGTTGTAGGACTGATCTCAACACGAAATCTAACCTTCCATCCTGCCGTTACATCTGCAACCGCTGGAAGCGTAACGGTGAAACCGCCTACTAGATTCAAGCCAAACGTCTTACCGTTATCGTCTGCATCGAGTGATTTGGTGGTAATAAGTGATTCGTAAGACCCTGCGCCAACAGCGATTGGGCCTTGTGTGTGTAGTCCTGATCGTGCGCTCATATTATTTGCTCCTTGCCTTGAGAAAGGCAGTCAACTTCCTTTCGGAATATATAGTTTTAAAATACCCAGCCTATAAGTTAATGGTCGGCTGGGGTGTATCGGGTTAATCCTTTAAGTTACTGATATTAAAGTTATCTCAAGACCCTTCTGAGCCATACATACAGCGTGGATCGACCCAGCCCGCCGCTAGTCTCATAGTGCCTTTGAACTTCATATTTGAAGAATCAAATTCACTGTCGATAGCGAACGAGGTTGCCCGACGCATAAAGGTACACATACCTTTTTTGCTGTCAGTCTGGAGGAACCAGGCATCGGTGTCGGTCAAGTAATGGTTAGTCACGACTTGAGGGATTGATCCCATAGTCTTTAACACATTAACTGCGTTATCCGCTGAATTGGATTGAAGGACAGACTCTAAGATGCGCTCTGCGTCAAACTGGAGATCAACAGGTACGATCAACTGTTTAGGCATAATGCGGATCTTCTTGCCTCGGTCATCCTTGAATTTGGCGATATCAATTACCGCTTGCTCCAAAGCTGCCTGATTCAAGTCTGAATCCGTGGTAGGGCCGTTTGTCCATGTACCACCTGATACATTGGCATGAGTAGTCGAACCTGCGCCTGTAGAGGCAATCAGGGTCGAACCATCACCACCCGTATAGGAGGTATTAAACGCACGATTAAGGATATTCGCGTGAATAGTCTCATCTGTCTGACGCATAGAGTATGCAATACCCTTGGTGCCATCCAGCCCGACTTCTTTATACAGATTGTCTTCAACGGCTTCTTCGGTAATAACAAAACCGATACCATAGACAACGGGGTTAAAGCGAGTCAGGAATCCTTGTTGTTGAGTATCATACTGAATAGGCGCACCTTCGGACTTCACGGTAGCCAAGCCGTAGCCTGTCATACCAATGACTTCTTCAAATGCCTTCTTCGATACTTTCTCTTCAAAGATTTGTGAGCGTTCAAGCGGATATTCCGCGTATTCGTGACCGTAAATGGTGTTAAGACCAGGCCACAGTAGTTTGGCGATATTACCAGTATTAATAGGCATAATTTACTCCTTATAAGCCAACGTTCAAGCCACTGTACGAGTGGTTTGCTGGTGTAACCAACCAACGAGTCCATTCTTGACCGCCTGACACATATTCATTGTCTGGACGTTGAGCAAGACCCAAAAGCCGGAAAGGGAGTGTATTTGTCGTAGCGTGAGAGCTTGAATCAAGCTCCATACCGGAAATACCCGTAGTTGAACTAATGCCGCCGTTGATGATTTCCATATTTGAACCAACATCAGCCAGTTCCATTGGATCGGTATCACCATCTTCTTGCATTTCAAAGATAGCATCAGGAGCAGTACACACCAAAATAGTGTCTGCTGCGTTAGCCGCCGATTGATTGGCTGCTGTACCTGAAAGGGTGGGAGAATCAGCACTCAGGAAGTGTTCGCCCTGCTTGCCTAAGACGGTCGTAGGGGCTGCCGGTAGTTTGCCTACCATTACGCCGATAAAACCTGTCTCGCCTGCCGCATAGATATCGAGATAGCCGTCAGCCGTCATCTGCACTAAATCGCCAACAGCGATAGCAGAGTGGCTGCCGTCTAGGACAAATGCCTGTACGGAGTCTTGCCAAGGTGACCCACTGAGCGTTCCAACTGGAATCGCGCCATTAGGTCGATCGAGATTAGCCATAATATAGCTCCTTTAATAAGGAACAACACACGGCTAGGATTATTTGATATTGCCATACCGTCCGTCGTCCTTCGTTTCATTTATGTCCCTGTGCATATCGGCCTCAGACTCGTCCACGATTTTTTGTTTCTCGGTCTGGTCGTCTAAAAACCAGTCCTTTCGTTGCTTCATGAGATAGGCGGTATCACCTTTTCCCATGTCTTTTGAAACAACGCCGCTTTCGGTATGCGTCCCATCTACACTGGAATCACCAATTTTCGCAGACTCTACAAGTTCATAGCCTGCTTCTTTAAACATCTCTACACGGCCTGGTTTGTCGTTCACGAACCTATATTTGAAATTAGGATCTTGATCTTTAACCGCCGTAATATCTCGTCTTGCACCGATAGGGACACGCATACGCTCACTCACTTCAGCCTTCTTGCTGGCGTCGTTTCGTTCAGCTATCGCATCTCTCGCGGCTTGCTTGCGCTCTTCTGACCATTCCTCGGACGATTCCAGAGCTTCCATCTTTGGAGTCTCTGAGGCTTTCGCCTCTGCTTTTTTCGCCTTCATCGCCGTCATCCGGTCGCGTTGCGCTTGCTTCTGTTCTTCTGTCCACTTTCTACCCATGATAATTCTCCTGTTTCCCTCTTGGGATTAGTCTCTTGAATCAATTACGTTCTGGAAATACTCTTTCTTAGCTGCATCGGTGGTCAGCACTTTATCCATACCTAAATCCCGATATATTGCTAATTCTTCTTGCGTCAGATTCTTCTCTGACGTCTTTCCGGTTCTGGGCTGTGGTGAACCACCTCCCTCAACCGACGCCGCCGACTGACGACGCTTGTTTTCAAACTTATGCGGATACAGGTCTTTCAAATCAGCAGTAATTTCACTTAATACCGTTTCAAAGGGTGTCCCTGTACCTCGGTAGCTATCAGACATCAAATCTGCTTGCTTGCGTAATACCTTATCATTAGCGTACCACGGATTCGCTTCTTTCCAGTTAGCCCACTGTTTGTCGCCTTCTGGGTTGCTCTGTGGCGCTTGTGGAGCTTGTGGCTCTGGGGTGGCCTTCATCTGTTCGTCAATATCAACGACTCGCTGATGGTCTCCCTCGTCCATTGCCTGTACTTTCTCGGCCTTTAGCGCATCAAGCGTTTTTGTGTATTCGGCTTCGGCCTTTTTTAATTCTCGGTCGTTGGCCTTTTGGTAATTCTCAGATAAATGATCAAACCGCTTATTCAGCATGTCAATCTCAGCTTTCTGCGAGTCAATCTTTCTGAAAAAACTACCTCGTTTTACAAATTCTTCTGCGTCTACAAAGGGCGTGCCTTCTGGTAGATCGCTCTTATCGGGATTCCAGCCTTCGTCAATCGCTTTTTGCTCGATCTCGGAATACTCTGGCTCGTCTACCTGTAGCTCTGCTGCTACCTCGGCATCCAACGCGCCAATGTCTACATTTTCCAGCTCTGCTTCGCTCATCTCTATAGCCTCACTTGTACTGCGTCGTCGTTCATTACCACGTATTCTTCCCCGTCTTCGGGATTCGTGATGTATTTACAGGCGTATTTAGCGTAGATCACTCGGTCGCCAACTTTAGCCCACGGCTCACCGCCCATTGCCGGATCGAGCCAACATGCAGGGCCAATACCTGCCACGACACCTGTGGTTGTTTCAGCTCGTTCTCTGCGCTCATAGTTGTCGCCGCCCATTTTAAAACCCCAGTCTGTTTCATCTTCCACTGGATCTGGTGATACGATCACGCGATTGCCAAGTGCTATCATGATTGCTTCCTCTCTCGTTGCTCTTCGTAAAAATTCTCTATTTCTTCAAATGTCACTTCTGACATCCGTGTTAGCGTCATACACATTGAGGCGGCTTTCGCCTGCTCTAACTCAGGGACGATTTCCCCATTCAATATGTCGTCACTTACTATCTCTGCGGCTTCTTTAGCGGAATCTTTCAAGTAACTACGAAAATACTCAGTTACCGGGTTCTCCAGCCATTCTTCCATTTGCTCTGGCTTCATTAGCATCTTTCTCTCGTTGTAAGTGTACTTTTAGTTCTTCAATCTCTGCGCGGTAATCATCGTTGTCTGATTTAGCATCGGCGGCTTCTGCTTTCGCTATATTCAACATGCCTATCGTTTCATCTTTGACTCGATTGGATTCGTAAATCTTGGTATCCAGTGCGAGGCGTTGTTCGTCTAATTGTAATCTGGATATCTCTAATTGTTTCTTGTGTTCAAACTCTGCCTTCTTCATTTCCACTTCTGGGTCAGGCTGTGGCTCGGGAGGTGTGAGTAATTTATCGATCTCCGGTAAATCCATTGCCTCTAAGACGACTCTAGCACCTTCTGTGGGATTTGGCAGTATTTGTTGTGCCAGCATCTCATTGACTTGCTGGGCTTTAATCATTCGCTGAGTGTCGGACACGATGTTTGGATCTGAATAGGGTTGTACGTCGGTTACGTCATCGCTGTAATCTTGCTGGAATATTTTAGACGGATCACCCTGATTTCCTGCCTTTTCATCCAAGACCATAAAATATGCCTCGGGCGGGAGATATAATTTGTTTAATCGTTTTAGTAATTTAAGTTCGCCATGCAATGATCGGTGCATGCGCTTGAAGATAGCACTAAAGACTTTCAATCCCTGCTCTACCACGGACATCGAAGTAGTCGCAGGTTGATTTTGTCCAGGATTCTGCCCCATTAACATCGGGACGGTACTGGAAAGCTCTTTCCCTGCTTCGATCATTAAGCCTAATAAGTTAAATAATGTACCAGACGGCTCTCTGGTTGGGAGTTCAACGATGCCTTTTCGTAAATCATCCCCAGTGGACATGGTTTGTTTCCACTCATTGAGCTTGAAGGTTTTGTCTCCGGCCTTTAGTCTCACGCCACGACCTAAAAAGCCTCTGGAGCCGTTACTTAGCGTCCCAGCGTCGTTTAGCTGGTTAATCGAGGTGTTAATCGTTTCATTGATCGGCCCCAAAAGAAGACCAAAGCCCACATCGTAAAAAGATCCATCAGGATTAGGCACAAAGCCGTATTTGGTGAAGTATTCGATTTTTTCAATTCTGACAACCCTCTCACCCAAGACGGTGACAGAATCTTCGTCAAAACAGGCCATGATCCGAGCTACTTTTCGATCTACAACAGTAACAATGTAAGGCTCTTTATACCCATCATCGTCTAAATCTATCCACGTATGCTGCTCGTAAGACTCATGCGGGGTGGTATCGCCTTCGGGTGGCGGGGTCGTACCGTGAATTGCATCAGAGGTGTCGTCACCTTTAATCGGGGTCTTTTCGTACTCTTGGTCAAGGAAAAGCTTTGAAGCAACGCGCTCATAAATCTCATTATCGGTTAAATCAAGCTCATGCGTGATTCTGGGGGCGGTTCTTAAATGCTTTGCCCAATAATTCACCACTAATTTAGCGGGATAGACTAATTCAGAGACATTTTTCTGTTTTGAAGGGGAAAAATAAACCTTTTTAAACATACAGCCGACAATCGGCAGGGAAACGGACAGTTTATCCATATCCTCTTCCCAGTTGTCCATTTCTTCAATGAGCTGGTAGGACATATGCTTCCCAACTCGTTCAGCCGACTTCGCCTTCTCGCCCGTTGAATCAAAGCCCGTTACGCGGCCTTTCACAATCGAGGGAGAGGAGATTAGAGAAGGATACGCCCTTGCGCCGAATTGCATCGTAGCGGTGGTCAGGAGAGGGTATTTGACATTAGATGCGTTAGGCCAAGGGGTGTTTTTTACTTCTCGGACTTGCAGGGCAAGCTTCATGTATTCTGATTGTTTTTCTTCCCACTCAGCGCGAGACATCTTATCTTCTTTGTAACCTTTTTCTACGTCAGCGGCAATTTCAACCAACTGCTCGTCATCGAGCAATTTAGCGATATTGTCTGACGCTATGGCTTTTTCGACCCATTCTAAACTCATGTATCAGTATCCTGTTATCGCGGATGCACCGGCACCGGCGTCAAAATCAATATGTTCTTCTTCCCATTCTTCTTCATATTCTTCTTGCTCGGTAAGCCCTTCGGCCATTTCTGCCACCAACAAGGCGAGCCATGCTAAGGCATCCACCTGATCGACCGTCGGCCATTTAGGGAAGTGTAGCATCTCTTCCTCAAGGTCAGGATACCACTCTGCTTCCTTGTCAAACTTAACCCTCCCCGCCCGCATCATCGCTCTTAAAGTTTGGGCGCGAGATTCTTTATCCTTGGTTGGGGGCTTGGCATCTATATTAATGAAGTCGTAATACTTGCCATTATACGTCCGACCCATTCGATCAAAGATAAACGGGCCAATGGACTTCTGGATATTCTCAGACTCTAGCCGGAAGGTGTCAACGCTCCACCTTTCTGCAATGGAGAAGATTTCATCAGCAATCGTTAAAGAGTCCCACCGCCCACGACGCATGTCAGTGATAAACAGGGTTCTTTGCGCGTCCATCCCCCCGACCGGCATCGCAGTATAAGCAGAGCGTTTATTCTGGGTAATCGCCAAATCACCCGCAGCGTAGAAGGTTTTGTGGGTCTCAAAGTCTTCTGGCTTCATCGGCAGGAAGTCATCCTTCCGAAAATAGGCGGTGGTCATGTCTATCTGGTCGTTTAAATACTCCTGCCCGTAAACATCCAGCATCCCTTGTTCAGCAAAGTCCTGGCGGATTTTTTTAAGCCTCTTGTCTGGGTCCAGCTCCTTCCAAAGAAGCTCATTGATTTCATGGGTGTAAGCGCGATAAAGGACTGCTTTGCATGACCTATTATGACTGTCGTTTTCGTATGCCG